GTCCGCCATTGAACATACCATGTCTGCCAATTTTCAACATTACCAAGGTTTGTTATCATTTTATCTCTAAAATATTTCTTTATCTTATCGATAAGTGCTTGGTAAAGTTGAGTTTTTCCCAATTCTGTTGTTCCGTGAAAACAGACTCCAACTGGTTTAACTCGAACCTTTTGTCTTTGCAACTGTTCTGCTAGGACAATTAGTTTAGAAGCTTCAACATTAATTTGTTGACATGTTGAATAAATTGCATTATTTTTAAGAGTTGTGTTTGATGTTGTGTGTAGAATTGATTGAACTTCTTTCAATTCTAATTCAAACTTTCTTACTCGCTCAACTCCTAAAGGAGTACATACTTGTACCCCGTCAACGGCCATTACTGTTGACAACCATTTTAGCTCTTCTTTTAGAGATAACGCTTTTTCATTAAGTTTAATTAACAACTCATAATTACTAGATTTCACTAATCCTAATGATTCTCCAGCTTTTTGTAAGTTGTCCACCAAAATCTTAACGTTTTTAACGTTATTTGCATTTTGTGCAACAAAATGACTAACATCAATATCAGCAACTTCTTTACCCATTAACGTGAGTAACATTCCCGCTGCTGGGACTGCTTCTTCTAAACCATGTAGGTTTATAAGATCTCTTGGCGGATCTACAGGCTCATTTCTCAATAAACCTGCAGCTCCTACTACTAATTGATCTGCTAAAGTAGTTTCGATCCCTAGAAGGGATCCAATTTTTCCAATTTCTGAGGCTATTTGCATAGGTTTTTCTGCAGAAATTATATCTTTAAGACATAATCCCACGCCTGCTTTATGATTAGAAAAATTTTTAACAACAGTTTTAATGTTGAGACCAACACCATCAGCCCCTAAATCTATTATTTGTGCCTTGACGTCCTTGGCTCCGTCCACAGCTATCTGCGATATCTGTTTCACTAGAGCTGTCATCCAGCTAAGCACTGAATTCTTTAAAGTATTGAATGTTAAACTAAAAAGGCTCATATAAAATGTTAAACTTAAACTTGTATAGAATGGTTCTTGAAGTTTAAGACACGATAGAGTCAAGCCAATTATACTCGTTAAAATAACTTGTATAATTATTAGTTTCTCTGGTGTGATTCCTATAAATTTACTTATAGAGTGTGCGTACGCAAAGGTTCGTTGAAAAGTTATTGGGATCGGGTTTGCTTCCATTTTGATTTTGAATTTTCCTTTTAAAAATTAAAATATTTTTAATCTTTCTGGTTTTTATACCAATCCTTTTGTTGCTCAGTCATAGTCGTTTTAGTTAACTGAAATTCTTGAGCACTACTTTTCCACTTTGTAATTGCGGACCAAAGAACATCAATTTTGTTCTTTGCAAGAGTTTCCCATACAAGTTTATAACTAACTAAATATGGATTTCTCTTTTTGGGAAAAACTACTAACCAACGTCTTTGAAGGACAAAAAATTCAATTTTAAATATCCTAAGATATTCTTGTTGTATCATTTTATCTTTCTTAGTTTGATCGTTTTCGTTTTTGATTTGATTCCATCTAACAGCAGTTATCCCTTTAGGACAATTTGGATCCTTCTTTATAGCTGCTCTCTTTGATGGCTGAAATTCAACAAGAGTTGAAGCTCGTTGCGGTTTGTTTACCTTAATTTGCTTTTCTTGTTGTCTAAAATTTTGTTCGGAAGGTTTTAAATTATCTGACAAAGTTTTAGAAAATGATTTCTCTGAGATTTTCTCAGAAGTTACATCGCGTTTTCCTTGATTAGTAACTTTTGATTGCTGTGTTGGTGTCAATTTAATGTTATTATCTAACACTTTCA